CCAAATCGGCTGAATGAACCATTCGTGGTGAGAGAACCACATCCCCGGAATGAACCATCTGTTGCGAGAGAAACAAAACACGCGAATGAATCATTTGTGGTGAGAGAACCACATCCCATGAATGAATCATCTGTTGTGAGAGAACCAAAAGCTGAGAATGAATCACCGCCCGTAAGAGAACCACACGAAGCGAATGAATCAGATTATCGGAATAGAACCAAACTCGTTGAATGAATCACCGCCTGTAAGAGAACCAAAGTTAGCGAATGAATCATGTGTAGTGAGAGAACCAGCCGACAAGAATGAACCAGATCTGGCGATAGAAACACGCAACAAGAGTGAGTCATGCCCCAGGAATGAACCACGGCGCATAAACGAACCATGTCGTTTGAGAGGACCACGTGAAGAGAATGAATCAAAATATAGGAGAGAACCACTCGTAATGAATGAATCAGCTAAAAGGAGAGAACCAGATATACCGAATGAATCAATGCCTGAGAGAGAACCAGATACAGCGAATGAATCATATATCGAAAGAGAACCAGTGGCTATGAATGAACCAACCATAAAGAGAGAACCATGGGTCATGAGTGAAATTATCAAAACACCACCGCTACCGGAAGCCGTCCGGGAGCGACTTATACGAGAGGCGTCAAACCACCTCAGTCGCATGAAGCCTGGGGAGAAAAGCCTACGCGCCCTGTGCCATGCCTTTCTTGCCAAACATGTGGTAAAGTGACTGAGCCTATGACATGTCCATGGTGCGGCCAATGGACCCGACTGGAGATGGTCAGGTCGCACCTCGAATGTCCTGTATGCCGACGTGTTGTCTACGACTGCTGCGATGGGGAGAAGGCAGATGAAGAGACTATTACTCCTGGCTGCACTACTGATTCCAAATGAAGCCCAGGCAGACTCACAAACGTGCATGGCAGAGGCCATGTACTTCGAAGCGCGTGGCGAGGGCTGGCGGGGAATGCTGGCCGTGGGCGTCGTCATCCGCAATCGCGTCGATCACCCAGGCTACCCGTCCACCATCTGCGGTGTCGTCCGCCAAGGCCGTCTTAGCGATGGCCGGTTGCGAAAGTGGCAATGCCAGTTCACTTTTTATTGTGACGGCAAGCCCGAAGATCCAGAAGACCAACGTGCATGGTCCACGGCCCAAAGCCTGTCTGCGATTGTCATTGAAGGACAGGTCATGCTCACCGGCATGGAAGGCGTCACGCACTACCACACAACCAGCGTTCAGCCCCCATGGGCCAAACAGTTCGCAGCTAGGCGGCGCATAGGGAGCCACATTTTTTATGGACCGAAGTGAGGAATGCCAACGCTGCGGCGGGCTAGAGGATTTTTTGTATCAGATAGGGAAAACGAAATATTACTACTGCTTCGGGTGCCAGATTGAGCGGCGGATTACAGAGACGCCGGATGGCATCGAACAACGGTTCACGGAGCAAGACCGGCGGAAGTAACCGACGCCGAAAAACTCCGTTCCTGTTACGTTCTGTTCCCGATTCGTTCCGAAGTTATCCACACTAGCTGCATAAAACAACCCGGCCACGGGTTCGCTCAAAGGGTTTCAAAAGGTGTCCCGCAAATCCCTCTATAAGTGTCAATTTTATAAATTTAAAAAAATAATTTTCTCGATTCAAAAGGTGGGATTGGTGGGACAGGTGGGACGGTATATATAACGTATTATATATAAAGGATTTTTTGTCTTTTTTGGTGTCCCGCCAACTGTCCCGGCTGTTTTGTGGTTATGGGACGATTTTTAGTTATTTACAGTTTAAATACAGTGTCTTATTGACATTTTAACTCGGAATAACTAAAAGTGATGAAATTTTGTTAACCTTTTGAGGCGTTTTGGTGGGACAGAGGTGGGACAGCGTTGAAAACAAACAATAAATTGGCTTTAAGGCGTGAAAAGAAGATGACACGCCGACAAGAGAAATTCGTCAAAGAATTGGTGTCAAATGACGGCCTGATAACGATGCGAGAGGCCGCTATCCGTGCAGGGTATCCGGCGGCTAGTGCTCACACCAGGGCATACGAACTGACGAACGAGAACCATTGCCCGCATGTCGTGGCCGCTATTAAAAGATATAGATCGGAATTAGATGAGAAGTATGGTGTCGATTATAAGCGGCACATACGAGACCTTCAAATAATCCGTGATAAAGCGTTAGAGGAAGGCGCATATAGTGCTGCGGTTCAGGCGGAGTATCGGCGTGGGCAAGCGCAAGGTGACATCTATGTGAGTAAGTCTGAAATTCGGCATGGCAGTATTGACCAAATGAGCCGGGATGACGTGGAGAAGGAACTTGAACGAATTCGAAACTCTTATGAGCCGACTATCACAATCGAAGCCGTCGAAGTCAAAGAATCAAATGCCGACGAAGGCGCTGAATCGAGAGGCAGGGCTTTGGAAGCTTCTAAGCGACGGACTAAGAAAAACAAAAAGAAAGATTGAAACAACGCGCTTAGAATCCTGGGCAACCCCTGGTGTCCCCGATGTCCTGTTATGCAATGAGGACGGTTTATTCAGTTTTATAGAATTGAAGGTTGTAAAGCGGCGGGCATCCAGGGTTGACCTATCGCCGCATCAATGCGCTTGGCTATCCCGACACGCGCATAGCAGTTCTTTTGTAGTGGTCCGTGAGCCGAATTTAAATATCAACGTTTTCGATGCCGCCGACGTTGTGGACCTCCGCCTGGAAAAGTTTTCGAATTGCGAACCGATAGAGGTTTTTGGAAACCCTTACGATTGGGAAGAAGTTTTTCGTTTGCTTTCACCCCCAGCTAGTGTATAAGAGAAATCCCACACATTAATTAGGAGTTAAAGATTCATGAAAAGCTATTGGAATCATGACGGCTTACAGGAGCGCCGGGTGGAGGTTCTGCATCGTATCATTGATGAGGTCTTCGACTTCGATAATCGCGTGATGCCGAAATCAAGAACGAAGCATTCAAAGTTAGAAAGCTTCCGCAAGGGCAAGTACGCCTATTATCGTTTTTACAATGATGGCGATTATCCTCGGACGTTCGCGCGGGATTTGCCACGTTGGCATAGTGGGATTGAGGAAAAACTGGAAGTGCTGATAAACGTGCGTATCAATGACGCCTGGAAGGAATCTATTGTTAATGGATATATAAAGGATTCAGAACAATGGATTGGCTAACCGATTTACTAACCCGTGTTATTGAACGTCTTGCAAACTGGGCGGAGGAGAACGACAAATGATTTGCAAAAACGTCCTTCTGGAAGGCGATGCTTGTGCGCCGGATCAATATGATTTGATCGCGCAAACTGCAACCGTGAAATGGCAAGAGACCATCGGCAATACGGGCTGGCGGGTTCTGAGCGGTAACAATGAATATAATTACATAGCCCGTGTCGCTTATCGTTATGAGATTGAAGAGGAGGAACAAGCGTGAAAGTTTTGACCAGGGAACAACGAGTCGCGATTAAAAAATTATATGACCGCGATTGGAACAAACCCGAATCCTATTTGGAATTCCGTCGCACGGTACAACTCGGCTGGGATTGTGTCATGGTTCCATGGTGCGGGATGTGGCTTGGTATTGAAACTGACGGCTACACGCATTCTTGACCGGCGTTGACTCCGCCATGGCCCGCCCTGGGGAAACCTGGGGCGGGCATTTTTTTATTTGCATATATGGGATAAATTATATATATTTATTCCAGGACATAACAAACGGAGTCAGCAAATGAAAACGGTTACAATTTACCGCGACGACATGAACAACTCGATCCACGGGAATCTATTTGATAGCTTGCTAGAAGATTTGGGAATTGAAACGCATGTCACCGTCGCGGGCAAATCAATAAACCGCGAAATTGAGTCGGTTGATATCGTCGTCATGCGCGCAACCGAAACGCCTTACGAATCGTAGGATTAATGCAAGCAACCACGGCCCGCCCTAGGGAAACTGGGGCGGGTTTTTTTTATTTGTGTTTGTGGGATTTATCTCATATATTTATTCGAGATTATAACCAGGAGTTAGCAAATGCTTAATTGCACAGAGACCAGCCAAGCCAAGAAAACCGCCGGTATCGCCGTCGTATATAGAGCGGGGACCGGCGAAATGTTTGGAACGTGTCCGGACACGTGCGCCTTAAAACCGAAACAAACGGGAACGAAAACAATTGATCGCGATTATGAGCGGGCAGTACGGCGGGCAGTACCCCGGCGCGGCATATCTTTTCTGTTCACGCATTTTAAACCGGGGACCTGGGCAGAAAAAAACCGCGACGGATTCTGCGTTTTTAATTATAGCGCGGATAAGATTCGCGACGCCGTCCAGTATGTGAAAAAGGGAGTCGCAACTGTCACCGTCGTGCCGGTGGATTTTTGGGAAAACAAGGAAAAGAAAACCGGAATAAAAGTAAACGGCGCTCAATTCGTCCGTTGTCCTAACGAAACCAACAAAGACATTGGATGCGCCCGATGCGGGAACGGGATTCCACTATGCGCCCGCCATGACCGCAATTTCGGAGTCATCTTTACGGCGCATGGCGCGGGAAAAAAGAAGGCGGGCGATTTATCCCAGGCTGGCGGCTGTTATGCTGGTGGCGGAAACGTCGCAATTCACTGGCGCAATTTATCCAACAAAGAATCCACCCAGGAGACCGATGGGGAACACATAACAAGATTCGCTGCTGGTTTACCGCCAGGGAAAATTATGCGCCCGCATATCGCCGGGGACTTAGGTAAAATGTAGCGCCGGAATTGTCTCCAATTATAGCGCCCGCCAGGAATAAACCCGGCGGGCGTTTTTTATGGTTTAGGATCGGTACGGGCGATTCTTGTTTTATTTAATTTTGTAGCATTTTCTGTATTGCGTTTATATGGGTTTACTCTTATATCTAGACGACGGTGATTCTTTCACCGTTTTTGAAACCCAATAGGAGTCAACATTATGTCTAGATTATTATATGACAGCGACCACGATCAACTGATTACCCGCCAGGAAATGCGCCACATTCCCGTCCCCCCGCCGATGGGGCCGCGCCATCACCCGTATTCGTTCGCGGACTTCGCGGACAATACAGTCAACGCAATTGAGCGGGCGGGCTATTCTGTAACTGACGAAGACTTTGCCGTTCAAAAGGATGGGATGCGGATGTTTGGGATATTGAAGGTTTCGAATGCGCCTAACCACGTCCCCGCTCAGAACCTGGATGGATACGCGCCGGACGTTTCTCCGGCTGTTCCAGCGCTCGTCAGTTCTGAAAACGTCCCCACGCTCTACAAGCCAGAATGGAATCTTGTCATTGGCGTTCGCGGGTCGAACGATCAAAGTATATCGCGGGGACTCGTTATCGGATCTCAGGTGATGGTTTGCAGCAACCTTTGTTTTTCTGGCGACCTGGGAAAATGGAATCGCAAACAAACGACCAACGTCGAAGCGAATATGCCGGACATCATCCGGCGAGCCGTTGACCAATTGGATCGGAAAAACGACGAATTAACCGTCAATTTCGATGCGTTCAATGCGGCCCAGGTTGATCGCGATGATGGGGACCGCATTCTAATGGATATTTTGCGCGGCGGCGGGTTCTCAGCATCCCAGTTTGAAAGGGCCGTAGAGCATTGGGACAGACTCCCGGCGGACCTTGAAGAGCACTCCGCGAACGGGCGGACTCTCTGGTGGTTGTTCAATGCTTGCACCCACGGTTTGAAACCGACTGGTCGGAACTCTAACCACAATGATAAGGCCCACCAGTCTGCGATTATTTACAATAAACTGGTGGCCGCCGTTGCGGCCCGCCCGCGCCTTCTAAACTAGCATCCGGCGCATTTGTTACTGGCCCGCCAGGGGCGACTCTGGCGGGCCTTTTCTTTGTCCAGGCCCTGGCGCGATTTTTAGTGAATCACGGCCCTGGCGCTCAGGCCCTTGAACCTGGAAACGTACGGCGCGATCCCCTGGCCCCTGGCCCGTGGCCCGTGGCGATCCCCCCGGACCCTGGT